GAGAGGAACTCCGCAAACTTTAGTCATTATGTCTGGTGAAATGTTTGAACAACTAATGGAGAATCAAGATGGAATCACAGAACAAACAGATCAAAGCTTACCTTAAAAAAGGTAACAGCATCAACGCAATACAAGCACTTAAAGATTTTGGATGCTTTAGATTATCGGCACGTATTAAAGATCTTAAAGATAGCGGAATGAACATCCAAAAAATTATGATGAAAACTACAGAAGGCAAAAGAATTGCTATTTACTTTGAGGGTTTATAATGGCTCAGTTCAAAAGACTATCAGGTAACGCATCATCTTGGGATGCACATGTTAAACGAGCAAGCACCTCGCCAAGTCTTGCTGCGGAATATCGCAAGTCCTCTTGGAGAATAGATACACACAGAATTATGGCTAACAGAATTAAGAATGGGGAGGGAGTGGGACACTACTGGCTCGAAGGTAAGCTTAAAAAAGAGTTGCTTGAGATGACAACAATAACTGAAGATGACTTCAAGAAATACCTTGACCCTACTGCACAAACGCAGTACACAAGACCTTACAATGATGGAGAAAATTAATGGAACGTAAGGGTTTTATCGGTGGCTCTGACTGTGTAAAAATTATGCAGGGCAACTGGTTGGAGCTATGGCAGGTCAAGACAGGTCGCGTTGAACCTGACGATTTGTCTGACAATATTGCGGTGCAGCTTGGTGTGCATACTGAGCAGTTCAATTTGGATTGGTTTGCAAGACAGCATGATTCTATTCTTGGTGGCTTTCAGTCTGCTTACAAAAAACAAATCGGTGATGTACCTGTCAAGGGTACAGTCGATGCAATGAATGGAAGCAATCCAGTAGAAGCAAAGCACACCAATGCTTACAACAGTATGGACGATGCGATCAAATACTACATGCCGCAATTACAAATGTATTCTCATTTGGCTCAGTCGGATGGTATCTGGGTATCAATAATTTTTGGGAATAATAAATGGGAGTCAGCATTTGTCTCATATGATGAAGAGTATTTCAATTCAATGTGGGCAGTGGTGTCAGACTTCTGGGGTTATGTGTTACGCAATGAAGAGCCAGTTGGTATTGACACACCGACACTCTCAACGAACCACATCCCGATTGATGATATGGTCATACGAGACGCAAGCAGAGACAATCAGTTCTGTTATGCCGCTATCACGTACGTCAACTACTATGAAAAAAATAGAGTCTTTGACAACGCAAAGAAAGACCTTAAGCAAATGGTCGGTGATAACGAACGAGAAGTATACAACGACCAGATCTCGGTGAAACGAGACAAACGTGGATCACTTAGGATAACAAGGAGAAATCAATGAAAGACCACATAAAATTACTAATCAAAGTACGCAATGAAATACAGCCTATCAAAAAGAAAGGCAGCAATCCTCACTTCAAGAGCCAGTACGCTACACTCGAGGATGTTATCGAGGCGGTTACTGAGCCACTACAAAACAATGGCTTCTTCCTCAGTCATATCTGTGGCAAGGATGAGTTCGGTGCATATGTATCTACTGAATTGTTTCATGATACTGGCTTCACGCTGCAAACAAAAGTCCCTGTTGTCTTGAGTAAGCAAGACATGCAAGGGCTAGGTAGTGCTATCACATACGCTAGACGCTACGGAATACTATCCATTCTCAATCTTCCTACTGAAGATGATGATGGCAATGATGCTTCCCGAAAGGTGAGCGGCTCCCCAAGTAAGCCGCAAACCGTTGGGAATATAAAGCACATAGATTTCTAATTCTTGAGGACTGGGAGGGGCTTCTTCCTAACCCGAAGAAGTAGATTGCTACACGCTAGGGTAGTATACGACACTCTTTCCCTCCTTAATCTCACCTGATGGGTGGCAGGTTTCTCAAGAACCACCCACTTAACTTAACAAAGGAGTCAGAAGCATGACAGAATACGACAACACAGATACAGGCGCAGCCTTCACACCATTCACAACACAAAGACTTATCTTGCAGGGTAAGATTAATAGTGGAGGCACTGACATGAAAGTTACCTGTGTTATGGATGAAACAAAAGATGGTAAGCAAATCATTGAAATATACCAGAAGGTCGGTGTATTGTTTCAGAATGAAGGTATGAAAGAAGGAGCACCAGATTATACTGGCCCACTCTTTGATGATAAAAGACTTGCAGCTTGGAAAAAAATGAAGGATGAAAAACCCTACATGTCTTTCTCTGTTTCAGATAAACTGGACAAGGGTCAGTACACAGAAGGTAAGTCTTCAATTGGTGAAGATAAGATCCCATTCTAATAGCGGTCACGCTTAGTAGGTTTTCTTCTCCGTTCCCTACTAGTTGACACAACTGGCCTCCCTTTAATCGGGGAGGTCTTTTTATAAAAGGAAAGATAATGGAAACATATGCACAAATGAAAGTACGACATGAACGTGAAGTAAAAGAACTAATACTAAAGTTTAGTAAAAACCATACGATTGCTCAAGCAGCAAAGAAAATAGGTATGGATAAGAATAAGCTCAGACGCTTTGCACATTACCACGGAGTATCGTTTAAGAAAAAGTATGGAGAAGAAATGACAAAGTGTGATACAGTATACAGAAAGAAAACAGTTACACTTTCAGCAGCGCCTTGGGAAATGCAATGATAAACTTATTCTGGACGTTCCTTGTTATTAGTTACTCAATAGAAGGGGAGAGGTTTTCAACAAGCGTTCTCTTCCCAAGCGAACAACAGTGTTACTCTGTTATGAACAGAGAGCTATTAGATGGATTATACTTTGAGTTACTAAATACATACGGTAAAAATATAATGATGACTTGTCAGCCAACACCAGTTATCTCAAAGAAACTAATCAAGCCAATGCCAAAGCCAGCAGATGCCGATTAAAGATCCAATAAAAAGAAGAGAGTATCAGCGAGAGTACGGACGCAAATGGTACAAACGTAACAGAGAAAAAGTTATTGCATCAAACAAAAAAAATAAAAGAAAAAGACACAATGCTTGGTTGGCTTTCAAAGCATCTCTTAGTTGCAATACCTGCGGCATACAACATCCTGCTTTAATTGACTTTCACCACAGAGATGGCTCGACAAAAGAAAGTGAAGTAAGTACATTCGTAAATCAAGGGCAGTATTCAAGAGCTTACAAGGAAGCAGCAAAATGTATTCCGCTCTGTCCAAACTGTCATAGAGTTTTACACTGGGAAGAGAGACATGCAAATACCTGAGTACTTTAACACTGCAAATAAAATTATTGAGAGAGCGCACAGAGGATTGCCACACGATAGATGGATGATTGGCAACAAAGAAATGGAACACTTTCTAAAAGCTTACATGGATCTGCTAGACATATGCAACAAAATGAATATGGATATTATCCAACGTGGCACAGATTCAATGAGTACAGATCCAAATAATACTTAGATGATTAGTTCGAAGTGAGGTCCATCAATGAATGGTCTGCGTCCTTGTGATCTTCTCAAGTCAACGTATGAGTTCATTGCTTCTTCCATCGATCCATCCCATTTAGATATGTCCATTGGGTATGGATTAGTTGGCGTTGCCCAAGCAGCCCCCCAACATACACCGATGTCAAACTTACGAGCAGCTTGCGCCATTGCATCAGCTATATCATCATACAGATTGAGTTCCCAACTAGCTCTTGACCCTACGTAAGCCATGAGATCTACGGCTATTCCGTCAAGGTGTTTGCTTTTCATAGTTTGACTTGCACCAGACTCAACTAATTTACGTTGCTCTCCTTCAGTTCGCTTACCGCAAATCACTCCGAAGTCAACTTTAGTTACCTTGATTGCTTCCCTCACAACATACTGCATACGAGGATCAACAGTGTTTAATCTATTATTACTTCTCTTTGATAATTCAAAACCCATTTCATTTCCTTTTAAAGAACTTTGTGGCAGAGCGCACAGCAAAGCTACTAGCTACTATAACACCTAATGTATACTGATACCACTCTGGCATCTGTTCGAGGGCTACAAACCCTTCTCCAACAACTGTACGACCCCACTCACCAGTGAACACTAAAATAAGCGGGATAGAAAAAAGTATAACAAGGTACTCATCTTTCCACGAGTTCATAGTTCCTTGAGCCATAAGCTTCTCCCACTCAGCCTCGCTTGTAGCAGCAGACTTCATGATAGTTGCTTTGGCCTCAGCCTCTACAAGTTTTAGATTAGCAGAAGCAGCTTGAGAAGCAGCCTTACCTTTAAGCCAACCTCCTGCTAGTTCAGTAATCGGTCCGATCAGTGCTTGTAACATTTCTACTTCCTCCTGTTGATTCCTTACCCATCCAAATTCCAAAGCATCCTGTCAATGCACCCATGCACACTGACACTAATCCAGATTGCTCTAAGCTTGGGGAAGGTAAAGACATATACCAATGCACAGCTTGATAAGTTAAAACTGTAACAGCTAACATCATTAGCCGTGGGATTATTTTCCAATCATCTACTATAGTATGTGCCATGTAAAACCTCACTTGTTAGTATATAAACAATGAACAGCAGAATTAGTATTGTTAATTAAAACAGCAGCTTCTGCTTTCTCTAGCTCACAGATCTCCTCTGAACCATAAGTTCCAATCTGATAATAAGTAAAATTTCCATTGAGGAATTGCATCCAAATTAAAAACCACATCACCATCTACCCTGATATTTGCCAAGAAAATAAAATAAACAAAACAAGATGCCACCGCTAATAGCAAAAATAAAAGCACCAATAGCAAAGTTAATAGCCGCATCTATTTGCTCCTGCTTTCTATACAACTCTTGCTTTCTTTTTCTACGCATCTGTGCCTCTATCTGTAGCACTTCCTTCCATGCGCTTGGTCCATATGTAAATGAGATATGATCTTTTATTTCACTTCTCATCTGTTCCATTTTCTTTTTATGTGCAAAGATTTCTATAGCTGTTTCTTCATCAGAACCTTTAAATGTTTTCTTCCAAAACGGAGGGTTCTTTTCTCTTTCTTCTAGATTAGTAAAGTCAGAGAAAGCTTTGCCCCATTGCGAAAGCTGCCCTGTCATTTCTTGAAAATCTTTCCCTGCTCCAATCGCTGCTTTGA